GGTCTACATCAGCAAGGCTGAATAGTTCCAACGCACGTGTTACCAACACTGAGTTACCGTACTCTGCAAGAGTAATGGTTACTGAGGTTGGTGTGGACATTGCTACTGCATCTGGGTCAGTATCCTCTGTGAGGGCTGAAGTTGCAGTTGATAGGTCAACATAGCGTTGTAGAACAACTGTTGAACCAGGGATTGCTTGACGTGCTGGACGCTTGTCTGCAACTGAACGAATTAACGGCTCAGAGCGAAGAGCGAATTCAAGAAGACGGTCATAAGCCTTCTGAACTAAACCAGCAGCACCAGCGGTACCTCCTAATGAGGACGAACCTGTTGATACGTAGGCGTTAGCCATGTTTCACCTCCAGGGTGATTAGTAACGGAATTTTATTGTGAGCGGAGTACATCCAATAATGCATCCATCGAATCTGCATTATCAATGCGAAGATTTAAGTCTTCTGCTCGGTCTGGGGTCATAGCGTTAGACGTTAGAACATCCTGTTGACGCAATGCGGCACGGTCTTGTTCTGATGCTTTAGGCTCCTCTTTAGCAACTGTAATTCCAAATAAGTCTGCGTTATCATCAAGCCAGTTATTAACTGACTCCTCGTTAACATCATCCAAATCCTTAAGAACCAGTCTTGCTGCTTTAAGGTTGACGCCCTTCTTTTCTAGGACTTCTTTGACTGTACGCTCACGCTGCGCCTTGGATAATCCCTCAAGTTGCTCAGTGAGTTCTTTGATACGCTTCTCATCGTTACGCTTGGCTTTTCGCAATTTTTTAAGTAAATCGCTTCCATCCATTTGCGTATCGGTGTCGGTATCTTGGTCGTCTTCGTCTTCATCCCAGTAGTTGTTGCTCATAGCAACCACCCTTCTATTCGTTTGGTTTAGTCGTAAGCCTCAGATTCTGGTCGGGGAACCAGGCTGGCTCTTACTATCGGTCTATTACACTATGCGAGGCCGATGGATTCACATAGGATTCTATATTTGTCCTGCTGCTCTGTCTTTAGATGCAAATCTTCCAGATTTTCCAGCGAATCTTCCGCTTTCTTTTTCACTTAAATTCTGAATATTTTGTAAGGCTTGATAATTTTGGTCAAATACTGCAGAGAATGCTTGCTCCTGAGTATATGCTTTTCCTGGCTCAACACCAGTTTCCATAGAAGTTAATTTTTGTGCAATTGGGATAATTGCTGCTGCTTGTCCAAACTTAGGTTTAGCAGATGTGTAGCCTTGACCTTTAGCAAGTAAATCACCAGCAGTTGCTTCACTTACTTGTAAACCTTGACCTTGACCCGCTGCCATAATTCCATACTTGTTTACTTTTCTTTCTAAGTCTGCAGCACCTTCAGCGCCCAACAATAATCCTTTAGCAAGGTCTACATCTGTAGCAAACGGCATTTTAGCATTAACCATATCACGCCACTCTTTAGGGGCTAGTTTAATGGCATCAAACACATCAGTAATAACTTTAGTTGTTTCTGCTACTGATTTACCAGTACCCATAACTTCATTTAAAAATGTTTCGTTTGCTAATTCGCCTAAACCAGTTCGACGTAATACATCCGCAATTCCTTCTTGTGATTTAATGTACTCACTAAGTGTTGGAACATCAATTATTTCTCCAGCGGCACGACGTGCTTGAATTTTAAATATTCCACTAAATCTATTAGTAAACTCTGGAATAAGTTTATTTTCTTGAGCGTCATAAAGTGCTAGGTTTACAGCATCCGCTATGGAAGAACCAGTCTTGTAATATTTAGAGGTTAGGGCATATAATTGTTTTACATATGGCTTAGATGCCTCTGCAGAACCCATTAACAATTTTAATGTATTAATAAATTCTTGTTCTGCTAGATTGACTGCAGTAGTTTGAATTTGTTGTTGTTGCTGTTGAATTTGTTGTTGAATTTGAATCTGATTTTGATTTTGCTGTATAGGAGTTAATGCTCCAGTATTAGTATCAACATTATAACCTAATGCACCTGCTTGGGTTATAACTTTTTGTTGTTGAGTGTCTATGCCAGCATAGGCTTTTTCAAATTCTGCTCGTATTTTTGGGTCAGATATCTGTGAGACTAAACTTTTTGACTCTTCATAAGTAGGTTTGGCAGTAGCAGTTGCTGCAGGAACAGCCCCAGTTTTTATTATTTCTTGTGCTCTTGCTAATCCAGTATCAGCCTGAACTGCTGCAAGCGCTTTACGAACCGCTGCTTCTTCTTTAGATATTTTAGGAGTTGCCATTGTTTAGAATCCCATCGCTTTAGCCCAAGACATAGCAGAATTACGTGCATTGCTAATCTGTGTTTGAGTCTTGTCTGCATTTGGATGCAATAATGCCGCTTGCTTTGCTTCTCCAGCGGTTGCTGATGGCATCTTACCAATTACACCATCTGGGCGAATTAACTTATCAATAAATGGGTCATTCAAATCTAATGATTCAATTTCAACTTCCCATGTATCTGCAATTGCTTTTAAGACTGGGTTGTATAAACTGCGAACAGTTGCTCCAGGTGTATTTTTTAGTCTATCTGCAAGTTGAGGATACTCTGCTGCGGCCTTAGCGGCTAACTCTGTTTTGTAATCTTCTGAAGTAATTTTGCCAGTAGCAATTCTTCTAGCAGCATCCTGAATTTCTATATCAGACACAGTGCTTAGATTAAAAGCCTTAGCAATCTGACGAGCAGTTGTTAAAGCATCTAGGGCTTTAGCACCCAAAGTCTTCTCATCTGCAAAGTTTACCTTAGTCCATAAGTAATCTTTAGTAAATTGTTTAGAATCAAAAAACGATGGAGAAGTGGTCTTGATTATAGTCTTTATATCTTCAGCAGTTGAACTAGGTGTTGTCTTGCCTCTTACTGATTGTATGACTGTTTCAAGTTGCTTATTTGCAGTTTCATTATATTTTCTAACAAAGTCTGCTAAATCTGCCTTTGACAATTTGCCAGTAAATTGAATATCAGCCATGATACTATCAAGAAGTTGTTTAGCACCAGCCTCTGTAAGTTTTATAGCATCTTTATAGGTAGTTGTAGAGTCTTTACCAGTACCAGCAGTACCCATTGCTTGTCCAAGTGCGGCTGCAACTATTGCTGCAATTTCTTCTGGTGTCACTGTGTGGCCTCTTTCAGTATGTCTTCGCTAAAGTTTCTAATTAATAATTGCTGTAATTTTGGATGCCATTTAGGAGACCAAGTTTCCAGCAATGCAGTATAAGTATCTTTAATTGCTGCTTTTCTAGGGTCTCTATCTGGTAACTCTGAATAAACAGAAGTAACAGTATTTCTAATAACCATAAACTCTGTTACATCTGACCACAATTTAGTCTTTCCGTATTGTTCCATAAATTGTTTGTTAGAAACAACTTGGTTTAAGCCGTATGCATATTTATATGCCTTATCGCCACCTTCACCAATATTATATTCTACCCACCAATCTTCACTAATTTTTCTTAGTTCAGTTTTGGCTACTTCTTTAAGGATTGTTTTTAATTCTGGATGAGAACGCAAAGATTTTCCATCAGTATTTTGTGCTTTTTGTTCTAATCCATCAACTAAAGTATTGTAGGCTTCCCATGCACGATTAGTCTGTCTGCGTTTTTCTTGCTCTCCTGGTGTAATCATGTAGGTATTCAAAGGACTACCATCTGGTAACTTAGTTTTAGGGTCTCTTAGAATATTATATACTGTAAGATTGAAATTATCCTTGGTGTCAACATCTAGGGTTAGTAAACCAATCAATGCTGGGTCAGTCTTAGCCAAAGCAATGGCTAAATCTGTATTTTCTTTAAACACTCTATTGTAAGACTCAACATTTGGTTGGATATATGCATTAGGGTTAGAACCTTTGAATGTAATCCTATCCAATGGAAAATTTACACCAAGACGTTCATTAAGTTCTGTACCAGCAAGTTTTTTAGCCTCTTGCTCGTTTTGTCCTTGTTGCCTATATTTATTAACTAGCATTCCATACAGGTCATCATATATTGCCATAGGGTTTGTGTCGACTTTGGCTGGTATACCAAATATATTTCCAAAAGACCAGGATGCTTTTATCTTAAACTGTTCTCTTGCTATTCTATTAACTGCATCCATACCAGGATATTTTTGTATTTTTAACTCATCTAGCGTCATATAATAGTTATGAACATCTGTCCATGAGTCAAGAAAGTCTTTTTTGCCTTCTGGACCCTCAATGTAGTTACGAGCATCGCCAATCCAACGTGGTGTGAATGCCTGAACTATTGAAGTTTGAGGTCCATATGGAAATATTACATCATAATATGTACCTAAATAATCCTTAAGTACATCTTCTGTTTCTGGCATCTGACCATAAAGTGTTGCTACTGCAACGCTTGTATAAATAGATGGGGTTGGATAGTTAAGCAAGAATCCAATAGACCTTGCATTTAGTCTAATTCCTTCGCCACCAAAGAAGCCTAGTTCTTTAGTTCCAGGAACTACTATATGCGTAGCCTTTAATGGGTCATCTACTTGAGCGCCATACTTGTCTACACCAAAAGACCTAAATGCTGCTTGGTAGTTGTATAAAAACTGACCAACTCGTTCAGGATTGCGTATTGCAAACTTTCCATAACGATAAAATGCATTTAGGCTTGCAGTTGGGAATGCTGTTGCAGCACGAGCAGCGTACAATGCTTTATTCTGTCTACGAATTGTATAGAATGCTTGTTCGTTTTGTGCAAGCGCTTCTCTTGAAGCAGAAGAACGAAGAACATTTATTTTATTTAAATCCGCTGTTCCATCAGGTTTAAGAAAAGTAACACCCTGGTCAACAAGTTCATTTGCTTTGCGGGCAACATTATCTAAAAAGAACCTATTTCCAGATGCCCAACGAATTGGATTTTCTGGAGCAGTTAGTTTAGAAAATATCCAAGATGCTCCTTTATTAAGAGCCTTCTCAAAGTCACCAATAGTTCTATAACCATATTCAGCAGCAACATGAGCATCAAACTCAAGTGGGTGAATAGGACTTAATCTTTCCAAATCCTTAGCAAGAATCTTTTGAAGTTGAACAGAGTTAACTTCTCCAGCCTTTGAAGCCAGTCTTGCTTCTTCATTTGGTAAATATCTATTTACTAAGGCAACCTTATCACGAACTATGTTTGGTATATCGCCTTTTGATACAGGGCCAAATTGTTCAAAGTATCCCATGTTATTGTCAGCCCATTGAAGTAAAGTCTTTTCGTCTACCCCAGCAAGAATCTGGTCAACTAATCTATCGCCACGAAGTGAACGATTAACAAAATGTGATAACTCTTCAAAATACAGTGGGTCATTTACATATGTTACAGTAGATGAACCTCTTCTTGTAATCATGCCTTGACGAATACCAGTAGTTATCTCTCCAAGATATGTAGCAGCCGCTGTTCTAGCGTTACCAAACTCTTGTTTCATGGCTAAACCAAATTGGTTTTCTGTTAAGAGACCATCAATTGGCATCCATTGTCCCTGAACAAAGCGATAATTTACTTCTTTTCCGTAATAACGTTTTTTATATGCAGCACTTTTTTCATACACTACAGCCTGGTCGTATTTAGACTCACCTAGACTCTTAAGAATGTTTTCAATCTTTGCATATTCTTCAGCAATGCTTTTATTTGCAGCCAATATTTCTTTAGAGTTTGGTGCTAGAGTAGCAATTGCGCCTTTTGCTTTTGTGATACTAGCCTTAGCAGCAGCAACTTCTCCAGAATATCTACCTTTTGTAGGTAACTCATTTTCAATAAAACGAATTCTTCTTTCGAGATTTGCTATGCTTGGCACCTGCCCAGACATCTTTGCAAACGGGCGAATAGCATCTCTAAGTTCAAGTTCTATATCATCAACCAGTTTATCTGCGGCCTTAAGGTTATTAACAACTAGTGCTTGGTTATCTCTAATTGATTTAGGAGATGGCTTAATTGGCCCAACACCTAAGAATACATCAAGTTCAGCACTCAAATTATTCAGAATCGATACTGAGGAATCTAACTCTTTTGTCAAATCTTCAACAGTCTTGTTAATAGCAGAAATTTCTTTTTTATTATATAGAGCAGAAACTTTACCCATTGCTCTATTTTTATTATTAAGTAAAAAGTTTTTAGTCATGCTAGGAATACCATCAATAGCAATCGCTGAACCATGTGCCATTACCGCACTTAAGGAAGGCTCAAAAAGGCTGTTTTTAGGTATATAGTTTGGACGAGCCAATACATCAACAGACCAGTACTTATTGCTTAACTCAAAAATTGTTTTTACCGCATTACTAGTGTTAATAATGCCAATATCTTTTTTGTTGTTTTCTAGTACCTTATTAATTTCTTGTTCAACAATATTCCAAGGTACCATTCTGCGAGATTCAACTAACTGGCGCTGGGTTTGAGGAGTTGTAAGAACTTTCATGCCCTGAGCATCCATACCGTAACCAGTTTTTCCTATAGAGGACATGGTTCCAAATATATGATTTTTAACAGCCTGTGTAAAATCTTTAATTTTTGCAACATCATAAAAATCATGTTTAGCAGCAATTATTACACCAAGTTGGTCATCAAGTTTATCTAATATATTGTTTCTAGCAATATCATCTTTTGCATCAATAAATTCAGATATGACTTGATTGCGAAATTGTTGAACAGTCATTGTTTTATTTGGCGCTGTTTTAATAATATTATCTTGTCCCTTAAGAGTTTTAATATTTTTTAAAACATCAATATTATCAAAAAATGCGTTTAATTCTTTTACACCATCTAGTGGGCGAAGACCAGAATAGGTTACATGTCCTAATGGTAACTGCGTTCCAGTAAAATGAATAATTCTTGTAAGTGGACCGTTTACAGACCCGCCTAAAATTCTTTGTTGTATCTCGCCAACTTTAATTGCAGTAGTTTTGCCTAAAGCAAATTTGGGCTCAACGGGAAAGTAATCTTTTCCCATCTTAAGTGATATACCATATTCAGGGTCAAGCAAGGCATCTTTAATTTGTCTGTATTCTGGGACACGATTAATTGCATCATCAAATGCAGCATTCATGCGCTGCCAGCCAGCCTCATTGAATTCTGGAAGTCTTCCAGTCTCAACATAGTGATTGCGAGTATATGTATTTACGTCAGCAATTTCAAACAAATCTGCTGGAGCGTTCTTAGATAATCTATCCAATGCTGGCAAGTATCCCTTATCAGCAAGAATTAAATCTCTTACAGTTGCTGGGTCTTTTGCTCTAAGTACTGGACCTAGTAAATTTTCGTTATTGGTAAACTTACCTAAAGTAGTTGTTACATAATTTGCATCAGTACTATTTGCAAGTCTTACTATTAGGTCTCCGCTAACAGTTTGACGGCCACCATTTAATTTTTGCTCAAATGCTATTCCATCATTAATGTCTATTTCAAATTCGGTTATTGCTCTACCTTTAGTACTTAATCCAGCACCTCTTGCAGCAAGTTTACCAGCCTTAGAAACAACACCAAAAGCACCGCCTATAGCGACGTTTCCAACTATAAAGTCTGTAGTACCAGTAAAGTACTGGCCAACAATATTATCTTTAAAGGCTGCTTGAATATCATTATCATCCCAAAGGTCAATCTGGTCAATATTAATTCCACCTGATTTAAGAATAATATCTGAAATTGGCTTAATAAGATTTAAGTCTGATTTAGTAAGTGCTTGTCCAAGGGTTACTTTTTCTGAACGATTGTAAGCACGCTTTAAATCTGTAAGTTGAAATCCTTTTTCAAATTCTCCTGGTTGATATAATGGAGATTCTGGGTCAGTTAGTAGTGCTGCTGTTGAAATGGGTCTTGTTATGTAAGGAGATATTACTTCGTCGTGAAGTTTAACTCCAGCCTTTAAAACAATATCATTACTTGCTGCTTGTTCTTTAACTGAATATTTAAGATTTTCTTTAATAGCCTGTTGGGCACTCTCTTGAAGTCCCAATGCACTAAGTTGTTTAGATGTGCCAATTTCAACTGCTGCAGGAATTACAATATTACCAATTGCTTGGCTAGGGCTTCCAATATTACCAGTAATGGTATCTGCCCAGAATTTTGCACCCTCAGTAATTGTACGACCTACAGGTTTTGCAATATTGTCAAGGAAATCATTCCAAAGTGACATTATTGCCTCCTAATATTGTGAGTTGTAATTTGTAAAGTTTCCACCTTTAGGTGTATCTCCAGTAATTGTTTCTATAAAAGCATCTCTATCATCTATTGATTCCCAAGGAATCATACCAAGCGTAATTGCTACGCCAGCATTTTCATACCCAAGAGAACTAGCAAACTTATCTATATTGTCGTATAGACTTCCAGGTTGCCACTCAAGCATTTATCTTACCTACTAGATAATTGACAAATCCTTTAAATGAATCTGGAGCATTTGGCGATTTGGCTGCATTAGCAAATGCTGGTAAATATTTTTTAACTATCTCTTGATTCTCAAGTGGTCTACTATCTGAAACTAAATTTTGAGGCATTATTGAACTATCAGCACCTCTGCCAAAATTAATACCAGTGCTTTGTGGCTCCAAAGGATTAGTTGTATCATCTAATAATGTTCTAAGTTTACTCATAGGCTCTGAGTATTCCCCACGAGAAACTGCACCCATTTTAGGAGCCGACATTGGAGCACTTTTTTGCTGTTGCATTAATTGTTGTCCTTGTCCGTATGGCATTCCTGAAATATAACGAGATGGCTGTTTTCCAGATTGTCCTGCTCCGCCTGCGGCAGAAATGTTTGCTGGGTTATATTGTGGTCCACCATTTGGGCCTCCACGATTTTCAGCCATAGTTCCTCCTACTTAATTCTTCTAGGTTGTTCTCTTGATATATATGGGCCAGCGGTAAATGCTGTAAGTTTAGATGCTATCTCCATTGCTTCATAAGCATCTGCTCCAGCGTGTATGGCACCAAGTGCGTATGCTGCTCCTGAGCCTGCAGCGTATACTCCATCTGCAGATTTACTTATAGACAATTCTTGGTCAACATCAAATATTTCTCCACCAACAGCAATAATAAACTGAAAGCGAGTTTCTTTAGTATCTTCATCAAAGTTATAACCATTCTCTGTCATGCACTTGCGAAGAGATGGCATTGCTTTTTTAATCATAAAACGATAAAGGTCTTCTTTATCTTGTTTTGTAGGAATAGGTGATTCCCAAATATGTTGCGCTATGTCGCAAGGTAAAGTTTCTCCAGAACCTGCAATTAAAAACGAACCATTTGCAGTAATCTTTTCAACTTCAGGATGCGTATAAATACGTCCACCCTCATCAGTTGTTTGACTGTCGGCAACTATGAAGCATCTGTCTTTATGCTCTAAGCCTATTATAGTTGTCATTGTCCCCTACCTAGTTAACTTCTCGTTACTACTCTTCCGCCTGCTTTTCCACCTGCAGTTAAACTTGAAAGAATTGTTTGTACATCTGGTGGTGGTGTTGGTGCAGCCATTGGCGCACCTTGCTCAGGAGAAGGAGAGCCTCCTACTGGGGCACCAAGGGGAGCAGGGGACGTTTGCTCAACCGTTGGATTAGAGGCACCAGCAGGAGGGACCTGTTGTTGCGGTGCAAAGGTAGCCTCAATAGCATCTTCTAATGCTTGTCCCTTTTGGCGAGCCTTGATAACCGCAGCAATTTTATTTACCATATCAGATGGGTCTTGTCCCTGTGTTGCCATCGCTGGAATTGCTTGAGCCATTGCTGTAATACCACCGAGTAACGCTGTACGCATATCCTCGATTTCAATCTTTTCAAGTTCTTGTGTTACGTTAACTGTAAATGGTAACTCACGCATAGCCATATCTTTAGAGATTAACTTGCCTCCAAGAGCCTGTAACATAAAGATAAGACCTTGGGCTGGATTAAGACCAGCAAGCATTCCATAACGAACATCAGCAGAATAATCTTGCTTGATATCCTTAGTTGGCTTGTATGTAATTTCATAAGGTGAACCAGAATCTACGCCACGAATTGTTTTCTCTTCAGGGTAGATTGTTTCATCAATTTCAAAACAAATACTAATAACATCACGAAGTGCAGCAGCAAAGATTGCTTGGGCTGATTTAACCTGTGTGTCAAATGCTCCCATAAGAGCCTGTACACCTTGACCAGTAACGATAGATGCATCAATGTTACCAGTACGTCCTTCTGGATAACGAGCACCAACTCTAAGTTCTTGGTTAAGTAATGTTTGTTCTGTAAATGCGCCTTGTGGTAATGTAAGTTCTACTCGACGAACACCTGCTGGGTTGGCGGTACGGATAACCGCATCTCCACCCAACTGTAATTCTTGTACATCTTGTGGAAGTACAATAGGTGCCTGTACTGATTTCTCCGCTGCTTCCATTGCCAATAAGGCGAAACGGTTGCGGAGTAACTGAATTCCAAGTACGTCGTCAAATTGTCCACGTAGTTCGCTATCAATAGATGGCTTACGTGCTACAACTACCATCATCTTACCAAGAGGATTCTTGGCTTGTGACAATACTAAATTATCCTTTGAGGGGATGTAAACAACTGATTGGTCTTTATCGTAATAACGAATCATCTCAATCATGCCGTTTAGGTCTTGCTTGTAACCCATTCCGCCAAGAAGTATATTATCATACTCTGGGAATTGGCTTACTAATTCACCTAATGTTAAACTGTATCTTTTAGCAAATGCTACGCAACGACCATAACGGTCAAACTCTGGATATGCTCCAATTGGGTTTTCAATACGAATGCGGGGAAGGCTTGCTTCCTCATCTAATTCTATAATAAACGGAACAAAGCCGTAGGTTATATACCAGTCTGCTCCTGAGTACATCTGGACCGATAGGTCAGAATGCGAAAAATAATTACTAGCAATACGAGTACGCTTATCGGCAAAATTACGAGCACGGTCATTAACCGCATTAGCCGCCGAGCAGTTGACTGCTGGGAGAGGAGCCATAACCTCTGAAAGGTCTCTGGCAACGACATCAATAAAATTTGCAACGACATTAGCATCTACACCATCTGGAAAGAAGTCAGGATAAACTTCAGAAATTTTGCCTTTACGAACAGCAAGAACATCTAGATTGCGAGCATCTCTCTCGCTATTACGATAACGCAGAGATTGAACTCGTGCCGATATCTGTTCAATTGTTAATGCCATCTATGTCCTAACTATAAGTTTCTTGCCATTGCTCTGCAAAGGCTTCGTCTAAATTAAGTGAACCACGTCCAGCCATCTGTGCTCTAGTAGCCCATCTGTTTGTCTGATACTGTCCAACTCTACTTGATGTTTGCATAAGTTCTCTGCAACGGATAATAGCAAACCATAATGCCATTACACAGTCAGTTGGGTTCTTAGTATCAGGCTTCCAAATGATAAGTTGCTGTACTAAAGACTTTAGGCCTTCAGAGCCTTCATTGCTTGGTAACTCAAGTATATTATTATCTTGGAATCTACCATCCTTGGCTGAGCCAAAAAGGCTTGCCATAGATGCTACACCAAATCCAACATCCCATTTGTTCTTACCAGTAAAGTGTGAGTTAAGTTGACATCCATAGGATGCTAGATAGTCACGCAGTTCTGTATCCATAGCGTAGTACTTCTGGTGGGCGTTAATTTCAACCCTAAACTCTTGAGGCTTAAACTTCTCTACCCATTCCTTGATAAGAGCATTTTCTTTTTGGGGAGTAGGGTCAACCATATTGATGCAGTCTAAAACATATATCTTACCATCAGCACGGTTATAAGATACTGCTACGAAAGCAGAACGTCCTGTTACCGCTGGGTCAAAGCCAATAATTGTATAAGTTGAATCTATGTTCTTGGGGTGGCCTGCCGTGTCTTTTCTAAGCGGTCCACGCTTTCGCATACCGTTAACACATCCAGCGACAATTGTTGGCGAGAAGATAGAGTCGGATTGGACGTCTTCTTGCTGGTAGACCATAGCCCAGACTGACGGAGCCACTTCAGACCGCCTTGTAAAAAGCGAAGGTCCATCCCATTTGGGATATAGTCCTTGCTCATTAGGTTCGTCCTTGTCTCCTTCTGCCCTGTCTGTCCAAGGCCAAAGTGTTTTCCACTTCTTTGGGTCTTCGTCAAATTCTAATACTGATGGCATAGCCATGTATGTGAAAGGAGTTTTCCCGCCAGTCCATTGGTCAGGGTCTCTAATCATTTTATATAAATCTATAGGTGCGACACGGGTTCCTACTATAAGCAGTTTTCCATGTCGCCCTAGGCGGGTGATGACTTCTTTTTGAAGCCATTCAATTTGCTTCTCCCACTCATGGGCATTTGCATTCATCACCACATCGTCAAGGATAATCAGGTCGGCACGAGCACCGTAAATCTGTGACCCGAATCCTAATGCTTGTACAGTTGGGTCCTTCTCACCTGAGTCACGTCCTGCACCCAAGTAAATCATGTCAGCAGACCAGGTTGGTGAATCTGCTTTATAGCCACCGTTAGGTCCGAAGGACACCTGCATCTTGGTCCAGTTAGGATGGCTTAATCTTGTCTTTATCGCAGATAGGAACTTACGGGCCATACCTTGCGTCTTTGATACAATAATGATTCTAACGTTAGGGTCTACTGATAAACGGTAGGTAACGTAGTTGATGGTAAGTACTGTAGACTTAGCATGCTCTGGTGGTACGTTAATAAGAATACGATTAGTTGCTGCTTGCTCATATGTCATAGCGGGATGCATGAACCTAGGTGGCTTACCCTCTACTAGGTCAATCCAAGCCTTATGATGGTCAAACAACTTAGTCTCTAGGAACTGCTCTGAGAAATCCTCGAAAGAGATATCTTTAAGATTGGCAAGGTCCGTTTTGATACCTTTGCCTGAAAGGCGTGCTTTGTCCGCTTTGTCCTTAAACTCTGGGTTTGCCATAGACCATTGACGGAAGGTAACATCGTTACGTCCTACGGCTTTCATAGCATCTACTACGGTAGCCCCCTGGGCTAACAGTTCTAACACCTGCAGTTGGGCAACGTCTTTAGGGATGTTTTGTACCCCTGGCTTACGACCCACAGTTGCCCCCAATAACGCTGATTTAACGGTCCCTATAAACGGGCAGACTATCCCCAATATAATTATAAATTATTAATAATATTATATAGGAGCGGAGTCTTAAACGGAGCGACTCCGTATATTATATATATACTATAGATAACCTGTTCAAAGTACTAAAACCGAACAGATAGGTAAATATTACGCTCATTCTGAGCGTATAATATATATATCCCCCCTATAATATAACAGTAATTTTTTATGGGACTATATATATATAATACTAAGCGGATTTAATAACCCTAGGGTCAAACATCAACCCTTAACCTCTAGTAAAGGGTTAGAGATTATAGAAACCATAATCCTAATGTTGAGGTTTAGAC